TTACGTTCCAGCGGGTGCAATGGCTCCCAACACTACGAATGGTTGTTCGGGTTTAGATCAAGTAGAACTGTCAAATGGCCCAGAACTTAGAGTGCTGGATTTTGACGCAAGTTCAGAGGAAAATGCTCAGTTTACCGTATGCTTTCCCAAGTCTTGGAACGAAGGAACCATTACGTTTCAAGCATTTTGGACAGTCACGGGGACAGATACAGGAACGGTAGCTTGGGGGTTGTCAGGCGTTTCTATTGCTGACGATGTTTCTATCAACACAGCCTTTGGAACTAACGTGGTTGCTACGGCAAAAGCATTTAGCGGAACGTCCAATGACATGACTGTTTCTGCGGTAAGTGGCGCGGTTACTGTAGCAAGTGCTGCGGTAGATACGCAGACATATTTTCAGATCATGCGGGACGTGTCGGCAGACGATCAGTCAGGTGACGCTAGGCTTTTAGGGATAAAACTGTTTTACACGACAGACGCAAAGAATGATGCCTAATGACTTCTTTTGGATATGACATACTAGGGTTTGGCGTGGGTGGCGCGAGTACGGTTATCTTGCCGACAAGCACTTTGATAAACAGTCTTAGCAACAGAAGTAATGTATCAACATCTAGTTTTTTAGTAAACAGTGGCACGTTAATTATACCTGCCGACTTCTGGCTGTGGGCTAGTAGTACAGGCACGGCGGCGTTAATTGTAGACACGCCTAACGCAACCATAGAAAATTCTGGTAACATTGTAGGTAAGGGCGGAGATTCTGGTTTTCCCGGGGGTAACGCAATTAGTATAACCGCATCAGGTGTTACAATTATTAACAACTCTGGAGCATATATTGCTGGTGGCGGCGGTGGAGGGCAGGGGTCCAGCCGTAACGGAACAGCGGGGGGCGGTGCTGGCGGCGGTGGACAAGGTGGGACTCCAACGTTGGGTGCTGCGGGTGCGCATGGTAACAATTCTACTGGTGGCGCTGGTAAAGGTTTCGGAGGAGATGCTGGCGGCGGCGGCTCTGCTTGTACTTTTTATGGTAATGCCACCGGGGGTCAGGGCGGATACAGGTTACCCGGAACAGGCGGCGGCGGGGGTGGAACATACGGTGGAAGGCGTGGGGGTTATGGCGGACCAAGCAATAACGTAGGTGGTAATGGCACTAACGATGGCGCAGATGCTGGCGGACCCCTTAACTCATCAGGCGGCGGTGGTGGCTGGGGTGCAAGAGGTGGTTATCGTGGGGGAAGTTCTTCTGGTGCGCCCTCTGGCGGCAAGGGAATTGAATCCAACAGCAATAGTTTTACACTGACGAACAACGGTACTATTTACGGGTCACAATCGTGAGGGTGTTATGCCATTAACAAAGCTACAGTTTAAGCCCGGAATTAACCGAGAAACCACTTCGTATAGTAACGAGGGCGGTTGGTTTAATGGTGACAAGGTGCGGTTTCGCATGGGTTTTCCTGAAAAGATAGGCGGTTGGGTCAAAAACTCAGAGAATGCTTTCCTTGGAACGTGCCGTGCGCTGCACCCGTGGGTAGCCTTGTCTGGCGAGAAATATATTGGTGTGGGTACGGGCCTCAAGTATTACATTAGTGAAGGTGGTGCATACAAAGACATTACACCTTTACGGGTAGCGTCTTCTGCGGTCACGTTTGCAGGCGGTGCTGATACCTTAGACGGAGCAATAAGCGCCGAGGCACAATCTATTGTTATGGACAGCGCCAGCGGGTTTCCTACAGGCGGTGGACGTATTCTTATCGGCTCAGAGCAAATAACCTATGGTGCAATCAGTAGTGCCACGCTTACAGGTTGTGTGCGTGGCGTTAACGGAACAACAGCGGCGGCGCATTCTGATGGCGCAGCGGTAACGTGCTGTACTCTGTCCGTTACAGATTCCGATGGTCACGGCGCGTTAGAAAATGACTTTGTAACTTTCTCAGGGGCGGCAACCCTTGGCGGTGTAATTACTGCAAACGTTTTAAACCAAGAGTATCAAGTAACGCATGTTGTAAGTGCTACCGTCTTTCAAATAGAAGCTAGGGCTGTAGCAACCATCTCTGAAATAACTACAACGTCTGGATTAAACCCAACGTTTGTTTTTGCAAACACAAGCGACAGCGGTAACGGTGGCGGTTCTTCTGTAGGGGCGTACCAGATTAATACGGGTCTGGATACGTCTGTTCAAGGCACTGGCTGGGGCGCAGGTACATGGGGGCGCGGTACGTGGGACTCGGCCTCGGACCTTACGGCTGGCGGTAATACTCTTCGTATTTGGAGCCACGATAACTTTGGCGAAGACTTGTTAATGAATGTCCGCGACGAAGGTATATTCTACTGGGATAAAACAAATGGCGTTACAACACGGGCGGTATCTCTAGCAAGTTTAGGTGTAGCGACGGATAACATACCGACCATTGCAAAGCAGGTATTGGTTTCAGACAAAGACAGGCATATTATAGCTTTTGGTTGTGACCCAGAAACGGCAATAGGTACGCAAGACCCTTTGCTTATTCGTTTTGGCAGTCAAGAAAGCCTAACAGATTGGTCAGCCAAGGCCACTAATACAGCGGGTGATTTGCGCATTGGTTCTGGTTCAGAAATTGTAACCGCTGTAGAAACCAGACAACAGGTTCTAGTGTTTACAGATGTATCTCTACACGCCATGCAGTTTCTTGGACCTCCGTTCACGTTTGGTATTAACACCATTTCAGAAAACATTACTACAGCAAGTCCGTTGTGCGCTATTGCGGTTAATGACAACGTGTTTTGGATGGGCCGCGAAGAGTTTTATGTTTATGCGGGTGCTGTTAACAAACTGCCTTGTACGGTTAAGGACTTTGTTTTTTCTGATTTTAACGAAGAACAAATTCAAAAAGTTACCGCAGCAAACAATAGTTCTTTTTCGGAGATATGGTGGTTTTATCCATCTGCCAGTAGCGATGAAAACAACAGATATGTTGTGTTTAATTATGAACAGAACGTTTGGTATTTTGGCACCTTAGACAGAACGGTTTGGCTAGACCGTGGCGTTGATGCTCTTCCAATCGCAGCTAGTCCAGACCATTATTTATATGTGCATGAAAGCGGCTTTGATGACGGTAGCACCGCACCAGCTAGTGCCATAGCTGCAAACATAGAAAGTAGTCAGATAGATTTAGGCGACGGGGATCAGTTTGCGTTTTTGTCTCGCATCATACCAGACATTACGTTCCGCGACTCCACTGCCAACACGCCTACTGCTACATTTACTTTGGGGGTTAGAAACTTTCCGGGTGGTAAATACTTGGAGACGGACGCTGACGTAGTAGATAAGATAGCCTCAACGCCTGTTGAGCAGTTTACTAAAGAAGTTCGAACGCGGTTACGCGGACGGTCGTTTAACCTAAAGGTTGAAAGCACTGGAACAGAAACCACTTGGCGTTTGGGCACTCCCAGAGTCGAAGTTAGACCTGACGGCAGACGCTAATGTCTAGGAATCTAGTTCGCCCGTTCTTTCCGATTCCGCCGCAGGAGTACGATCAGACATACTTTGATGAGGTAATTCGGTCCTTTGCGGTGTACTTGGATCAAATGCAGAACCCCGGAGAAGGCAGGCATACGGCGTTAGTTTTGACCAATTTACAGACGGACGATCAGGGCTTAGAAGTAGGTAGCTTGTATCAAGGGGCTAACTCTGATGGCTTAATGGGCTATGTTAAGATAACCCTAGCGGACATAAGTAGTTTGCGCGGCAATTCGGTTACAGGTTCAGTGGGTGCGGTTACGGTGACAACATGATAAATACATGGAAAAGTTTTAGACGGTCTGATACAGTCCAGATCAAAGGGGCGATGTGATGCAAGAACAGATGTATTTTCCCGAAGGTGGTGTGGGGTCTTTCTTAACCTCTAACATGGATGAAATGCCTGACAACGTGCTTGCGTTTGGTCAGCCTCGCGGCATTAACTCTATGGGCGACGTAGCAAACCGCATGGCTCAGATGGGTCGTAACGGCGATACGGAACTGGCGCACGTTAATCGTGACGAGATTATTATAGACCGGAACATGGCCCGCGATCCGCGGATCAGGAACGCTATGGCGGAGGTTTTTAGTGACAACGACATGGACATGGCGCGTTATACGGTTGGCAACGCGGCTAACTCTGTAAACCCTTACACGGGTAACAGAGAGTTTTTTCTGAAGAAGATCATTAGCGGCGTTAAGAAGATCGTTAAGATGGCTGCGCCAATTGTTATTCCGCTGGCTATGAACGCTCTATTTCCCGGTATGGGTGCAATAGCTTCGGGCTTTATTGGTTCAGGCATTAGTTCTCTTGCGCAGGGTAACAGCTTTAAAGATAGCATGAAGGCTGGCGTTATGGGCGGCTTGGTTGGTGGTATCGGTCAAGGCTTTAGGAACATGAGCGCGAACAAAGGGTTCTTTTCTGGTGAGGGGCAGTTTGGTCGCGAAGGGTTTAAGTTTTTTGATCGTAGCAGTAACCCTGTGGAAACTTTCTTAGGTAAGGAACCTATAAACGCTAACGCTACAGCAGATAAACTGCTTAATCCAACTGATGGAATACCCGCGGGCTCTTCCACTAGCGGAAGTTTCTTTACAAATCCTGACGTTAAGGGTGTTAGCGTAGACGAAGCTTTTTTAAAGCTTAAAGCTGACCCTAAGTTTGCGGGTGTAGACGACAGCGTTCTTTCGGGCCTTGCTAAAAACATGTCTAAAGAAGCAGTTAAAGGCGGTTTAAAAATTCTACCAACAATCGGGGCGGGCCTTGGTGTAACAGCGTTAGCTGGTGGATTCGATCAAATACCCGCGGAAGAGATTGAAGACCCCTACGACAGCACTTCGCCCGCCGAGGACCGCTTGGCAGAGAACCCTGAGAAATATACAACCGGAGTACCCGGAGCCCCGTCTTACCGCTCCTTGTATGACGTAATGGTGCCCACGGTCCGCCAGCCGATTTACCAGCAATTCGTTGAGCCTGTCCAAACAGCCGCCGCGGGC